ATTACTTATAATATAAGGAATAAACAAAAAGAATCAGATGTTTACGTTGAATTTGACTGCAACCCTTATTTTCGACTATATAAAAACGTAGATATAAAAGGTAACGGTAAGTTTTTTAGTAAACAATCAATAAATGGTTATGAGTATAATTAACAAAGTAACACAATTTTTTTAATTGTATTACTAATAATAAACTTGAAATTATTTCAGAGGAGGTTTAGTGATTAGATCATGAGTTTTAAAGATTTTGTGAAGGTATTGACAAAAATCGGGTTTTTTGTAGTGGTAAGACCCAAAACCTCTATAAAAGAATAGAAAGAATAACATATCGTCTTTCGATATATTTTCTGAAGTTTTACCAATCGCTTGCATAAATTTATTAGCGTAATTGCTAATCATAAATTCCGTTTTCAGGATTTTGGATTCTTTTTTAATTAACTTTTCATACAATTCTTCTAATAAAGGGTATTCTTTGAGTTCATGTTTCTCTGGAATAGTAGGTTGTAATGTGTATAAAAAATAAAGCAATTGCCAGAAATCAAAACTCGTACAAACTTTTCCTTTTGTTGTGGTTTTTTTATTCTTCCAATTTTTGCTATTGGAAACGTCTCTTATTTTAAATTCTTTATTTTCAACGAATCCATACACAATTTTATTTTGAATGTATTTTTTCGTAAATTCATCGCTTTCATGATCTTGCATCGTTGTTTCCTGTTTTGGTTGGACAATCAAATTTGTTTGTTTTGTAAGCTTCCATTTGCTCTCTTGTTTGTTAAACACATATATTTTTTTATTCTTGGATAAAAACCACTCATTGTCTTTGTTTATTAAAATTTTATTCAATACTAATTTTAACCAAGTTATAAAATCATTTGTATTTTGTACGATAAATTCCATAAATTTAAAATAAAATGTATCTGGGATCAGATCAATGATCTGAAGGGCTTCCTCTTTTTTGTCATTACTATAATATTTTTGAAGAGTTTTACATAATAATGGAAATTTTTTGTTCTGCCAATTATTCAAGAAACTATCAAAAGACATTTCTATTTTAAATGAAGGGTGATCAGAATAACTAGCAATCCATAATTGATTTTTATCATTCAAGGAATTCTGGAATCGATCTTCACTGAGAAAAAAAACATCATTGATCTGATTCAAATATAATTTTCTTCCATCGTAAAATGGTATTAACACAGGGGTTTCAAGAATAAAAACCAAACTTTCCAAGACGGCATGGGGAGTAAATTTTTTAATATTGGCTAAATTATTAATTTCCTCGAGATGATATATGGTTTTATGATAAAATAAAGATAATATAAATTCCATTAATTTTTTCTTTTTTTCCTGAATATAATACAAATTATAGGTAGTAAAATCGATTGGTAAATTATCAATTTGATGTTGATCCATATCCTCAAAACCTTCACAGGTATATTCACATGGTTTGTACATGCATTCGGTAGTATTATCTTTTTTATCGATTAAATTTTTACCAATATTATATCGTTTGTTAATTTGACAATCCACGGCGCTTCTTAATAATGTATAATCAATTTTTTTAATATTCATGTCTTTTAATTCGGAACGATAGTATTGAAAAAAATCAATGGATTGATTTAATTGTTTGCTCGTATATTCTTGATTCTGATTTTCATGATGAGTATCATAGTTATCATCTAACGTATGATGTTTTATACTATTTTTGGGGGGCACGGCACAATGCAAAAAAATCTGGACTTTGGTATCTTCCGGCAATCCTATATGACTTTTAAGCCTTATGCCTCTTCCGATGGCTTGAAAAATTTTTCCAAAGTTCCAATCACCCGAGCAAATATGAATCTGTTGAATACCTTTTAATGAAATACCCTCACGTGTTTTGTCTGTACCAAATATAACTTGTACATAGTCCCCAAAAAGATTCATTGGATCATTAAAACATTCTTTGATTAATTTAGGCAGATCAGATTTCGTGGTTTCATTTTCCGATTCGTGAAGATAAATGCATCGAGGGATCTTTTCATTTTTTTTAAAATTTTTGGAGAATTTTAACCGGGTGTATCCAAAAAATTGAGTCAATAATGCAATACAGAGTTTAATACCACTACCATTAATTTTATCGCAATACACATAAACTTTTTGATTTCTATTTTCTATAATCTGTTTAATGATATTATAATAAGTTATACTTAGATTTTTGATAATGGTTAAATTTTTATTCAAAATTTTATGATCATTTTCATTTATATTTTCAATCTTTTTTTTTTCAAACCATGAAAGACCCGTATCTTTTACGAATTGAGAATTGAATCCTCCTTTAACATCAATATACTTGTAAGTTTTTTTTATGCCGAACGAGAAATCAGGAAATACAAAGAGACTTGCCTGTTGACAATTATTATAAAAAGAAGAGTCACTCTTTTTTTTCTGAGTGTCCAGATCAAATGCTATTTTATATCCTTTGGTTTGGGTATCTCCCATTTCTCCAACATACAATTTAAAATACTTCATGGGTTTATAAATTTTTCCCATATACACTTTTTTAACATCGACTTTGATTTTAACGAAAGATATTAATCCTTTTATGGATTGTTGAAATTCTTGTTCTTTATCGGTTTTCCATGTCAATAAGGGCACATTACTTTGGGTATTTTTTTTATTAAAATAATTAGATATAAAAGTGTCTCCGATGGGTAATTGACTTTTTTTATCAAGAGCAAGATTTATCAAAGGAGCAATTTCACTTGGTGAATTTCTCATGGGGGTTGCCGTTAATAAAATCATTTTTTTATAGTTTAATGAATGAACAAATTCATAAATCTCATCATATGGTTTTAGATTACTGTCTATATTATTTGCAATATTTTTTGTGTAATGTATAATAAAAGTGAGGATCTTATTATTTGATTTAATGTCTTGACATTTTTTAAAAAGGACTTGATCGGATTTTAATTGTTCGAAAATTTTTTGATTGGATTCGTTATTTGATAATAATTGTAAAATTTTGGCTATTAATTGTAAGAGTTTTGTTAGCACAAACGGAATTTTTTTAGATACAATAAAATTTTTCATTACAATTTCAAATGTTTTTTGGAGAACATTTATATAATTAGGATCTTGTATTTTTTGTAATTCATTTTTTAATAATGGATTTGCTATTTTCGAGAAATCATGAACATCTTTTTTTTTAGAAAGATTCTCAAAATCATTTAATATGATAATTAAAGACGGAGGAATGATCGGAGAAATTTTAATTTTCTTCTTGACGGTCCGATCTTCTTTTTCTTTTTCAATATCATGACTGACAAGATGATGAACTTCGTCCATGATGATGAGCTGATTTTCCCATTGTTTGGCAAAATTTTTATTATTTTTTTCTTTAACATAATCCGAGGCGAATTTATAATAAGTTGTGAATGTGATACCCGCTTTTTGCAAAATGGCATTCCTTTTTTGTTCATATGATTTCTTAAATTCCTGCACCTCCATATTTATTTCTTCAATGCTCGGATCATATAATCGTTGACTGAGCCGGAAAATTTCTTCCTTGAAATTTTCTAATAAACTATCATTATTTGTTATATAGAGAGTCATTAAATTTTCATTATATTTTTTTAATCCATCAAAAACAGCCGCGGCTGCTCCACTTTTTCCTGTTCCTGTTTCATGGATCAAGATCAAGGATTGGTATAAAGTCCAATTTGAAATAAATCGGGAAACAAATAATTGATGTTTATAAAATTTTCGGATATTCTGATATTCTTCTTCTTCGTATTGAAGATCATTAAATTCTTTTTTGATAAAAATGGAACGTTAAAAAGAATCTGAAGAAATATCGGGATACTCTGGGAATAAATCTATAAAATTCATCAGTTTATCATTCAAAATAAAATAATTTTTTGAAACCATGCGAAATTTCTCAAAAAAATATTTTACACTTTTGTAAAATATTTGATTATGTATATTGTTTTTCTCGTATATTTTCAAAAAAAATAATTTCAAATTCTTCAGAATGCTGTCTAAAATTTTGGATGGAAAACATTTTTTTCTCTCCCATCAATTCAAAAATATCCAAAATAATATTATTAAATCCTCGTATCTCAATAAAAAATCTGTCTGTTGAAGTAAATGTTGTAGAATATTGCATATATTGCAAATGCTTCAAAGACGGGTAATGATGTGGAATCATCTTATGGACTCTTTTAAAATAAAAATATAGATTTCGGATATCGTCATCGTAGGATTTTTGTTTATCTAATAACCCGAATAATATTTCGATGCCATGATCTCCAAGATAAGCTTGGCCCAGGACGGAAAATAAATTCCGGAATAAAAACATTTGACTTTTACGATTCTGTCGTGTAAAGTACGAATAAGAAAATAAAAAAAAATAATTCTTCATCTTTTCCCAATTTGAATGATTCATAAACACTCTTTCTACAATATATTGTGTTTTCGTCAGAATGGGACATATCTGTCCACTCTCAAAGTACCATAATTCATACAATATATCTAAAAATTTTGTGGCCTTATCCAATTCCACTCCTATGGTTATTTGTGGAACAAAATTGATTTGTTCCAGGGTTAGGTGTCCTATTTTCAATAAATAAAAATTTTCATATTGATACACATAATCATAAGGAAAATCTTTATTTTTGATCGCAAAAGGTCCTGAAAATGATTGTAAAAAAAATTCTAGATCATTGGTGAAATTACAAAATTGTGAAAATATATAATGAAATACCTGATTATGAATTATCTTTCTTGGATCGGGATAAGTAATAATAATCTCAGCATCATTAAATATTTCATTAGGAGATAACACATTTTCTTGAATCTCAATCTGTTCTTGTCCAAATTTTAATACATAGGGGTCAACAGATGATTGTTTCTTAAATTTTTGTATTTTTTTCCTAATTGATTGATCTTTTGTTAATGAATCACCATATATCTGATATTTAGGATCCATAAATGTATGTTTTTCTAATAATGTTGAAACACACTCAAAATTTTTAGTAAAACTCAGATCTGTCGTTTCAAATTCAATCCCAATGGATAATTCGAAAAAACGAAAATCAGTTGAATCACGATAATTATCTTCTATTATATCCCATAACGCTAATTTATTCGGATGTAGGAAACTCATTTATTTTTATTACAAAAAAAAATCATTTAATAAATGCAACAACAGATTCGAAGACAACAAAATTTTATTTGTAATGCATTGAATATTCCTAAATATGAATATCGTTTTGATCAATATAATTATACAATAGTAATAAATTCGTTATATCGATTTAAAAAGGTTGATGAGATTCCATCCGAATTTCTATTGGAATATAATAGCCTTGATGATTACAGAATAATTTTGTCAAAAACAAAAGATTTAGATAGGTACAAGGCTTTTATGATAAATCGTTTGGTAGAAAAATATTTTAGAGCAATATACAATCCTCATCAAATATATAGAAGAAATCCTCCTTTAGAACAATTTTTAAGTTTGCATAGCGCGGAAAAATATCATTTTGGGAATTATGAACTTTCAGATATAATGATCCTCGCTAATGATATTGATTACATTAAACTTTGGAAGGATTATTTAGATAATATCACTATAAATGATATATATGATAGAATTAGATATAAAATAATCTCGGAATATAGAAATTATGCACATAAGAATCCATATGAAGGATATAATAATAGATTTGTAAGGATATTATTTAATAGAAATGATGAATTATTCAAAGAATTGGGTAATTATGTCCGAAGATTTATTCCTTTCATAAGAAAACAAATGCTTACATATGATGTGAACTCAAAATCTCAGCAATCTAAAAAATTATTGAAACAATTAAAACACGAATTACAAAGAGCAAAAGATAATTATTATTATGATCAAAAAAATATTTTAGATAAAGGATATTTTTTACATACACCTTCTCATATTAGGGCATTTTACTCGGACTCATAAAAATAATATTTTTAAACGATTTTGGCACCGCTGATCGTCACAATTCCTATAAAAATATTTATTTATCTTTATAAGCTTAATTGATCTTAATTCCAAGAAATGTATAATTGTGCAAACCATAAAAAATCTTCTCGTCTGGTACAATAAAACCCTTTGTTATTCAATAAACATTTTAATGAATTAATCATCCGTTGTGTAAATCCAAATTTATTAAAAGTATAAATCAAATACGATTTACCGAGTATAGATCGTTTGTGAATTCGTCGTAAAATGTCGTTGAATATTTTTGTGTTTATTTCCATTTTTGACATTTCCGTTCTTGCCTGTATCGCATCATATGAGTGTATAGTTTTTTTTTCAGTTGTGACATTCAGATTTAGATGATCAATTAATATCCAGTTTGGAATACATTGATTTTTATCAAAATCCGTATTACATAATGGACATATAGATTTTTTTAATTTCATAATTGATTCTTTATCAAATGTATGTCCACACGAAATCACGAGGGGATTCACAAATTCACAATGACTAATTGGACATTCAAATTTTGTTGGATAATCCATATTTTATTGTTGTTTTAATAATTTCCTTAAATTTGAATCCCTTATGATTTGTCAGAAACAAACTATAAAATAATTTTTGTTTTCTTTAATAATAAAATATTTTTCCCTGTGATACATTCATTATCTTTAAATATCTTTTGTATATAGGGTATATTTAAATTTACAAAATTAGAGTTTACAATACTCGTTGGTGAAGTTGCATTACTCGTTCCTGCAACAGTACTCCAAACGATTTTTTCTAGAGTCCATGGCAATTCTTTAAAACATGATGAATCATTAAAAGGGGAACTATAAATTAATAAAACAGATGTCAATATTTCGGTTCCCGTAGGTTGATTATTTTTCGGATCATCACATGAATAATTAATAGGCTGACTGCTATTTTTAAATATCTTTGCACCATCGAGTATTGCGAATTCTTCCAGTACGAGTAAATATCGTTTTTTATTATAAAAGGTGTTTATGTAGATCAAAGGAGTTAGATAATAATTTTTGATTAAACCGATATTATTATTTTGACCTTTTACGATTTGTAAAAAAGTTTCATTGGTTTGTAATATCACGATCCCAGTATTACATCCTGAAACGGTATAGGGGCTCGTAGTAAAATAATTTAAAGGATAATAAAAATAAGATTCTTCACTCGCATATTGTTTAGAATAATAATCATAAGTTAATATATAATATTTACCATCGTTTGGGAATAATAAAGTAGGATTATCAATTGTTTTACGTGTCCATTCAAAAAATATTAATTGAGACATTAAGAATTTTATTAAAGGGCAAAAGATTTATTAAAATTGAAAAAATCTTTATAATCATAATTTTTATAAAATGCCGGAATGAGATGATGAGGTATCAATTTTTTCAGATCGCAATTGCAAAATGTTTTAAAGAGATCAGGAATAACATTTTCACTAAGATAAGCCACCTGATTCGGATTATTATATAAATTGCTGGAATTATTGATGATTCGTTCTAAACTCCATAAAGAATTTACAGGTAATTTATTAATACAAAGGGGGGCTGTAAATAAGAATATAAATTCTAAAGGAGGATCGATAGTGATAGTTTCACCAGTGTATTGACAGACAAAGCTGATGGGTTCAAAATAATAAATATAATATACATTTAAAGCATAATATTTACAATTATCTTTGATGGCTAATGAAAAATAATAATCAGATAAATAATATATGGGACGATCTACTGGTGGTGTATCGGTTGCATTTAAATCAGAATAAAAACCCTGACTATTCAATATATTATAATAAATAATTCCAAGATTGATTTCTTTTAGGATCTTGTTATCAGGATTTTCAACTACATTCAGCGTTTTATATAAATTTTTATAATAGGTGACTTTGTTAAAATATTCTTTTAATGTAAAAGCATTAGTCACGGTTAACTCATTGACTGTCCAAAATGAAGGATTATTATAATTATCTAAAAACCAGATGATAATATTTGACATTTTTTTTTTATTTTATATAATAAAAAAAAAACGCAAAATGTCAATAATTTTTGATCCTCCACGTCCTATTACACAATATAATATGAGACTTATTTTATTAAATAAAAATAACCAATTT